TTGCTCCTCTTGAAAAGTCTGAAACTCGTCATTGGTAAATATCTTTCCGGTAGGGTCTGTGATGGTAGCATCATCGTTAATTTCGTAATTCGTGGGTGTAATATAACTCACTCTGCCATCCGGAGTTATTTTTAACAGGTAGTCTGGTGCAGGTAAATCCACGTTGAAAAGCTCTTTAGTTTCTTGAGCGGTATAGTATTTCGGAGCAGGTAGAGGTATCTCACTCTTCGGTTGTTCCGGCTCTCTAACAGTCGGATTAATACCGGATAGGTATTTCCGCATATCCGCTAGTTTTGGACGGTACTCGTTAAGAATATCAGACGGATTGGCCATTGACCTTTCCTTTTACCGGATTGACAGATTTTTGTCCGGCATTGAGTAACATCTTGAGCTTCTCTTCCGGAGACATCATCGGAGTCGTTTGGTCAGGCGGTATCCAGTTCACCGCATTTTCTATCATCTTATCTAAATCTTTTTGCTTAAATTTTGGCACGGTTTCGCTCCTTCTGGTTAGTTTGGTCTCCACCAGTTCGACTAGCTGGCTCTTGGAACATAGCCATTAGTGGCTGTGCATTACCCTTTTGAGCAGGTGGATTATTGATATCCTGAGTAGGATTGAGCTGGCTGGCAATCTTACGCTGCTTGATAATCTGGACAGCTCTTTCACCCATCATTTTCGCTTCCGTTCTCTGTCTATCGCCCTCTTTTTCATCGAGATTGACTTCTGCCGAGGCCAATAATGAAGAGGCTATCCGGTAGAGCTTTATAGCAGGGTCGAGAGTCTCGGCCTCTTCGGAGTCCAGAGCTTGCTCCCACTCTTCCGGATTCTGGACTTGCATGATTTCTCGGATTCTCACTTTACGAGGTATTTCGCCTTTAGCAGCGATTGACATTGACAGGTTTGCGATATCCTGTCTCTTACTGGTCGGCATGAATTTAAGGTTGATAGTATATTTATCGGGGTCTCCCAAATCCTTCGGAGTATAGACAGCCGAATTACCCATCCGGCCAACAGGGAATCCGGAGATTCCTCCGGCAATATATTCGGCAATTATCAGACGATATAATTGGCGATAAAACAAGGCCAGACAATTAAAAGTAGGAATCATAATCTTATTACGGATATCCGTCATATCGGTAATGGCCACGGCTGATAATGGGAAAGCCAGATTGCCATAGTCTAGGTCTGATAGAGAGCCATTCTGGATAGCCCTCATAATGTCTCCATGAATCATCTTGGACGCTTGGTTGATATCGGCCACTTGCAAGAGCTGGTATTTCTCATTTATGGGTACTTCCGTAACTGTGCCAACAGTATCCGGATATGGAGCTGCCTTACCACTCATATCCGAGGTCTCTTTCTGGTAGGCCGGATTAACGAGTTTCAGGTTGATAGTAGCCTCTTCGGAAGCAATCCGGTTTAACTCATCATATAAATATCTATCAACCATGAAGATTGACTCAAATTCATGTGTCAGATGTTGCTCATCTAGCAGGCCATATCCTCGGTCAACACCCTGTATGGCAACAGGTGGAAAGCCAAGGGGATTGAGAACAGTACCTTTAGGAGAGAGCTTTTTATCGAGCCATACCTCATTTTTTTCTCCATCCCAATATTCGGCACACTCGCATTTCTCAGTTTTTATATCCACTCCGTACTCAGTTTTTATAGCCAGTTTAGAGCGGTTAGTCCGGTATCCGTACCACCAGATGCCATCCGCTCCCTCTTCATACGAGAGATATCGAGAATCCATCATCAAACAATCCGGAATATACTTCTTTTTGGCTTTGTCAACGTAAGATATCCAGCGAGCAGCTACAATGCCACGGATATTAGCTTGATTAGACACGAAATTATGCAGGGATTTGCGTCTCCGCTCATCGGATTGCTCAATATTCCTCTCGAGGAATTTCTCGATAACGGAGTTTTTATCTTGGGCTAGACCTTCGACTCGAATCTGCATGAGAGCAGCTTTAGTCGAAGAGCAGACTGTTTGAGCATAAACTTGAGCATCATTCATGGTAATAGAGATAGAGCGTGGCACTTTCTTGCCGTTGACATCTGTGAGAACATATTTATCAGAGATATTCAGCGTACCATAATAGGCAAGCTGTCTGTCTTGGTCTTGCCTATCGTAGAGGTCTTTTAACTCTTTTTCTCTGGTCTCTATCCGATTCAATGAAGTGCTTTCTTTAATAATTGTTGTAGGCATATCATCCCCCTAAACGTCTCTTACTAACTCGTCTCGATGGCCTTTGATACTCGATGCCTCTGATAACTTCCAGCCAAAGGAAAAGTTAGGAGCGGAAATTCTTTTTTGAGCTACTCCACGGCACTTGGTACAGGTAGTAGTTTGTCTATCTTTTATCTTATTCCACGCATCAAACTGGAGATGGCATTTAGAACATTCGTACTGATATAACGGCATCTTTTACTCCTTAAAATGCAAATGTCTGTCTTATTTGATTATACCCTTTAGTAATGGTCTCCGGTCTGAAATTGCTTAAAATATATCGCTCACAGGCGAGAAGATGGAATAATGACTCGCTATCGTATTTGTCAGTCGGGTCGTATTTGTCATTGAGGATATAAGAAAAGGAGAGTTTCTGGTCAACATAGTGTGATAAATCTCGGAATATCTTGACGGAGTGTAGAGAATCTAAGGCATAGACTCTTTCGATTTGGGTAGTGACTTCCTTCCATTTAGGTTTGATAATATACCAGCCATGGGCTGTATAACCTTGACGGATTTCGTCCTCGGAAGTCCAGTTACCACCGGAGCGCATGACGACATTCTTTCCGGCTGTAATTCTCTTAAATTCGGCAACGTGCTCATAAATACTCCGGCTCTGTCTGGGAAGGTACTCGTAAAAGGCGATTAAATCACCTTTCATGTATTGTCCTCTTGCCGGGTCATTTTCGGCTGCCATGGCGTAAAAAAGAGCTGCCGGATTCGCCTGTCCGAAGTCATGTCCTACATAAATAGGCCACTCTTTCGGAATATTAAATCTATCAATAATACAGGTCGCATCATCAAACGAATCGTACACCAAACCAGCAGGCTTTGTAAAGCGTCCTCTGAAAAACATATCGAACTTCCATGCTGGCATTGTCCGTCTTAATCTCTCAAACTCTTCTCGGGGAAATGCCGGATTCTCGATTGACTCGAAATTTATTACCTCAAAGGTCTTGTCACCATTTCGCCATCTGTCATAGACCTCTGTTTTAAGCCATCCGAAATCATACGGAGTAGTACCAAGTAAACATCTACCCTGAAAAATAGCCAACCGTCTCTGTACGGCCTCCCAAGTGCCAAGGCGAAACTGTTTCTGGCCACATTCATCGAGGACTCCACCTTTGGCTGTGGCCGATTCTATGGCATCAGGATTAACGCCTGTAAACAGGAATATCTTACTCTTCTCATTATGGGAAAGAATCATTTTATCGCTATCTCGATACTTCCCCCAAGTCGAGCCATCGAACTTAATATCGCAGAAATACCGTGTCATAACAGGCAAGAGCTTTTTATCGAGTAACGGAAAAGTGGCACTCCCGACTATATAATCCCCTTCTCCCTTCGCTTTTATCTCCCTATCCAACCAATCCGGAGCAAATTCCGTCTTGCCCGAATTATGATGAATCAAACCATTCGCTAAATAATTATGATATTTAGGAACACGTAAATCGTAATAATCATCAGTTAGCAGGTACTTAATATTGACAACCTTATCCCACTTGTCGTATAATAGTAGGGATTTAGGGGGGAAGAGAGATGAAAATAAGGCGTGCATTTTCTGTTGGTGAGATTGAGAAGATGAAGGAATTGTCGAAACAGAGGTATTCAACTGCCCGGATTGGTGAAATTCTTGGCCGGGACGATGAGACAATTCGCAGGAAGATGAAGAAATTAGGGATTCCCCGATGTCCGCTAAATTGGAAAGGTTCTCTAAGCACCGCATGGGAAGGTGGTATTCACACGGATAAGGATGGTTATATCTTGCGTTATATGCCAGAACACCCCCATTCTTGCGGCAATTATGTTCGAGAACACCGATTGGTAATGGAGAAGATTCTAGGTCGTTATCTGACAAGGAGTGAGGTCGTCCATCATAAGGACGGTAATCATGCCAATAATTCACCGGATAATCTGATTCTATTCCGCCAAAATTCAGACCATCTGAAAGTTGAACTAACTGGTCATATCCCAAATTGGACTCCGAAAGGGAAGGTGGCAATTCTGGAAGGTCAGCATAAGCCACATAAACACCTTTCTCGCCACGAAAAGTTCTTAAAATTTGTCCAACAGAGACCCAGATTACATGGCCGTTTTGTAAAGATAACATCCGATGCCTAAGTGTCGTAACTACTTCTCTACCACTTTCCGTGGTTACTTTGTATAATCTTGCAGACCCTTTTCTGAATGGCATTGAACCTATGGCTGGAACTACTTCCCCTCTGTATAAAGCCCAGACAAAAACAGACTCTCCTTTCTCGCTTAATTCCCCTATACTCTTAGACTTACCAAACGGATTGTTTATTATTGTCTCTCCGGCTATACATTGAGCTCCAGCCAATATCACCGGAAATCTCGCCTCACTTAACCACGCCCTCGCCTGTCCTGCATGAAGATTCAATATCATCGAACCATCTGAAAGAAATTCCCTGTACGGCTTAATGACCTTGATAGGAGTTACTGTCTCTACCACTTCGCCCTCTCTATCCTCTTCGCCTTCTTTACCATGTTCGGCAAAAATACCGTGGCACTCTTCGACATGAATTCCCTGTCTATCCCCCCCGGCTGCCCACCTATGACGGTATGGCTGCATTTGGAACTGCAATGCTCTGACTGATACGCCTTGCTGGTATTCAGCCTCACCCAACAAAACCTGCACTCAATCTTTACATCTGTTTTGGCTGCCACTTAGTACCCTCGCTTATAGGCAGGTCTCCAGTATCCTTTCCCTTCCTGCCCTTTCCGGTGTCGCCCTGTACCCTTCTCTACCCATCTCCATACTCCACTTAACCACATCCACATCATTTTCCTTGCCTCTATGTTTAGATTTTGTTTTGGGTCAAAAACTGGAGTGAGGACAGTTTCTCTTATTCCCCCTCCCCCTCGTTTAAGGTGGGGGGTGGTATATCTACGGGTTTCTCAATAACCGTTAGATTCTTACTCTGTGGTATTTCGGATTCCTTTGGCTGTTCGATGGCTTGTTGCTGGCTGGCAATGATACGCTCTTGCTCCGGAGCTACCCCGGCAAGCCTTACTTCAATCCGCTTAACGTCAACGCTATGCTGTGTTATGTTAATCTGTGAAGCATCTCTATATGCAGGGTCCAGGCGTTTCAACCGGAACATCAGAAGTTCATCTGAGGGCTTCCAGACATGGCCTACAACCGCTCCCTTGTAGTATACCGGAGACCTAACGCCCTTGATAGCTCTGAGGTCAGCAACGGCCTCAAGTTTGTTCAAATAGGCCAGTTTAGCAGCATTAAACGCCCCGGAGAATGTCCGGTTGTCTTTATCATCTAGCCAGCCTTGCAGTACAGCCGGAGAGATGCCGGAGAATTGGACGCATTTTGTGATATTTCCGGTCTTTTCATAAGCCTTGATAAACAAGTCTTGAAGAGCCTGAGTAGAGTTAATTTTCGGGTCAAAGAGGGCTTCCGGAAGATAAACCATTAAAGCGATACCCCCTGATAGTAGTTAATATAACCGTTATTAATTCTCATACCCCCCATAGTCCCCCCTTTCCCTTTAACCGCTCCGGATGATTTCCGGTTGGTCATTATCACCGGAGAGGATGCAAACGCATTGCATCGGCATTGCCACCGCATTACAACCGCATTAACACAGGTATTCATT